ATCTTCCGAATTATCACTTCCCATTAATTCTGCGTCAACATATGTTTCAATTGTTGCTATTGTTTCGTCTGATTGAAAATCAGAATAGGCATCAAAACGAACATCATATCCTTTAGTATAATCGGTTAAAAATAATTCTGTTACGCCAGTTGTTCCTTCAAAATATGAAATTGAATTATCAACAGTAGCTGTTGCTTGAGATTGTTCACCTTTAATAATTTTACTATTAAAATCATCTGGATTTAAAGCTGTTCCAGTAAAAATTTTAATAGATTTTAGTGATTTCCAAGTTCCATCAGATGGTCTTAGCAATCTTTCTTTTGGATATATAAAGGAAAGTTGTTCCGATCCATAAACAGTTCTCCATAACCATAAAAATGAATCTTCTGTTCCTCTTGCCCTATAAATTTCTCTGGCGGTTTTTATTGCTTGTCTTAAATCTCCAACGGAACCGATAGGAATATTTGTTAGAAAATCATCCCGAAACCGTTCCAAGTACATATTATCGGTTTCATCTATGTCATTAACCAAATCTAAATCAGCTGCCCCCCGGAGAGGATTTCTTTTAATGTCTTTATCGGTTTGACCAATTACTGCTTTTGCTCTGGATCTTTTTCCAACTATTGTTTCGCCATGAAGAAAAGCTTTAGAATTTACGGGACGCGCAAATAATACATGAGGATCGGTTTTATAATTTTTACTAGTAGTATCTGTAGATTGATATTTGCCGGCTGGAAAAACACCGTGATTTTGAACACCTGTAATTATTGCTTCAATTCCAGAAACGGAACCAACAATTAATTCACCTAATGAAAATGTTGAAGTAGTTGGATCTCTATCTGATTCAACTAATAATTCATGAATTTCACTAACACTCGGATTATCGTCTTCTGTGTTTTCTAATAGAAATTTTCGTCCGGATGTTGAATATTGAGCTAATTCTGTTGTGGGTGGATCATTTTCATATACTCCAAAGTTGACTCCGCTTTCTCCACCTTTTTGAGGCATATAAAATGTACGACCTGCGAATTCTTCTAAATGTAATTCATAAACTATTTCTGGATTATCAGAAGCTGCTACTGCATCTGGTTTATTACCATATACTGGAAAATAATAACCTGTTTGTAATCCAACATCATATTCAACTTCTAAATCGGATGGTGAGTATATTAATCCATCATCATGAGCTGTACCGTAAATATAATAAGGATCACTATCATCTTCAAGAACCATATTATATTCGTCTAAAATTAAATCGGAATATTCTATTTGATAAGATTCTAGAAATTCAAAATACTTAGTAAGAAAGAGTGGGAGATTGGAGCCCTCCTCTGTAAAGAAGGCAGGTAATTGATTTTGAATAATTTCAGAAATTCTATTATCAGCCATTATGCGGTATTAGCTCCATATACTACCAAAGCTGGCGTTTCATTAGCCGTTGCCTGAGCAAAATCACCAGTTGATTGAGCTGTATCTATTATCATATTAATTATTACATCTTTTTTATTAATTATTATAACTTGTTCTCTAATAGGTGTAACATCTTGAACATTGGTTTCAACATATATTTCAATAGTATTATTATTTACTACCTGCTCAACAGTATTAGGTATAAATCCTACCAACGTCATTTTACCCGTTTCATAATCTATTGTTCCTACATTAGAATTAACAATTGCCACTGCGCCAGCTTCTTCTTTTACAACTTGAATAATTCCGTCAGTATCATTTAATAATGTATTTTGTTCTAATACATTAGTATTTTCATTGATATATTCAAATTTTGAAGATGTTAATGCTCCCTTATATCCCTTATAAGGAAATTTTATCTGATTAGAAAAATTTTGAGAATAGTTAAATGCCTGAGCTAGCTCAACTACTAATCGTTTAAATAATAAAACTGTAGTTTGATTATTCAAAATAGCCGGATCAGAATTATCAATTAAAGTGGTTAATCGTGAATATCTAAATCTTAAATCAAATTTTCCTAATTCCTGAGTATTATAATCTATACAAGTTGAAACAATTCTTTCACCTATTTCTTGAGGGGATTGTACAGTTTTATTTGGATCATATCGAACGTTAGCGATAATTGCTATGTATAGATAATCCGGCGCCACAATTTCTGGCGTAACAGATACCATATTCTTTGTTGCTAAAATTTCTTTTTTAATAACTTCTTTATCTTTTGTTGTTAGAAATAATCCACTTTTAGGTTTAACAGCAATATAAGCTTTTCCATATCTTGGAGGATCATTTTGTTCTCCACCCCAACATGTTACAGATTCAGCATTAACCCATTCTTTTTCCACAACTCTTTTATAATCATTTAATGTTACACATCTATTTTGAGTTTCATATAATTTTGGTGCATTATACTTAATTTCAGCAATAGATTCTCTACCTGCTCCTCCATATCCAGCTGTTGTGGTAACTATAGAAACATTAGAATATCCACCTATTGGATCTACTGCTCTAAATACCACAGCTTTATTAGTAGCTGTTCCATCGGATATATTTGCTGCTAAAATAACTTGACTTCCATCTGCCGGCCTATATCCAACTTTATTATCTCCGAATTGAACTTCAAATTTATTTTCAAAAGTTTCATATAAAAAATATACATTAGATGTAGGTGTAACCTTAACTGTATCTGATATTAGTTGATAGGCATGTGTTTCAGTTGAAGTTGGTGAAGATTTTACAATAACAGAAAGAGTTGTTATATCAGTGTTTGTGTTTGGTAATATATATTGTTGTTCTTTATTATTATAATCAACTTTATATTTGTGTGTTAATCTGATACCTTGATTTAATTGAACATCATCTATCGTAAATTTTCCAGTATCATCCAATATTCCGGCATAAGAATTTGCTGTTGTAAATATGTATTTTTGTTCATCAATAGTTGATGAGAATCTTTTATCTTTTTCAACAATCATAGTTGTTGAGGAATCACTCGGAACTATTTCTAATGAAACAATTGCTTTAGTTCCCTGAACAGATCGCGGCGTATAACCTAGTTGTTTAGCTTTTTGTACAACAGAACCTCTAAGTTCCGCTGTATCTAAAAACATTTCATTGGCTAACATATTCAAATAAAAGGAATTGTAGTATGTATTATATGAAAGCAAATCCATTATAACATCTAAACCAGATCCCGCAAAATCAAAATTTGAAAATTCACTTTGACTTTTTAAAAATGCTATTAAGTTAGATTTAATAGAACTAAAATCTAATTCAGATACTTGTAATTTGGCTGATTGTTCTGGCACAGTATTTCCTATCTATATAAAAATTGTTCGAAGGTTTCTGAAGAGTGTTGTCCCATCATAGTGAAAATTATTTTTACTCTATATCTATTTAAATCCTCTTCGGCTGAAACCTGAATATCTCTTATTATAGCACGCGGTTCCAGGGCCTGCATAGTTGTTTCAATACTTCTTCTTAATCGAGTTTCTGTTATTTGGTTCATGGGATCAAACAACAGATTTTGTAAATTTGATCCAATTTCAGGATGTCCAATTCTTTCAAATTCTCTAGTTTGTAAAACATTACGCATAGACTGTTTTATAACGGTTTCGTTCTTTGTTTTGAGAAGATCACCTGTGACAGGATGAACTTTGAACGACAAATCTACATCAGAATATATTGTTTTGCCAGTTGTAGAATCATATGTTATTTCTGTATATTTTGCATCTGCCATTTATAATTTCTCCAGTTATTTTATTTATACCTACCGAGCTTCAGATGATTCTTTATGAAGAATCATCTCCCACTTTCGGCCATGTTTCAGATTCAAAAACATTGAGATATTCATAAACGTCTTCCGCTTTTTCTGCTATTTCTTCTAAATACTTTTGAAATAGATTTCTGCTACTTTGTAACTTTGTAGTTTTTGCTAGCTGAGCCGCTGTTTGGTCTGATATTTTAAAAGACCACTCTTCATGATATTGAAACATTTCTGCTCCGCCTTTTCCGACAAAGAAAGCTCCATCAACCTTAATATGTTCTTCCCCAATTGTTGAATCCACTATTTTGGTTTGAGATCCTCCTGTATCGGATCCAAATTCAACGGTAATTGCATCGTTTTCAGAAACACCTAGGGCCATCCATGTATCGGCGACGGCCTGTTCTTCCTCTGTGCGCACAATCAGGAGACCAGTATCGTCCGAGATATAAGATTCAGAAACCGGCACAGTCCCGTTAATTTTTATCACAGTACCTTCTGGATAATTCGCGGTAGTTCGAACATCTCCTTCCGGTCCGGCCTGGCCCGATTCCCAAACTGGAAGCTGTGGATATTCACCTGCGGAATTTGGAACAGCTATTGAAATAGTATTAGCTTTAGCTTTATATTCTCTTAATCTATAACCTGGATGCTTGAATTTGTTAGTATTAGCAATTTTATTTTCTGGTGCAGAACTATATGGTTCAAACGAGTAAGAATTATCTAAAGCTATATTATAAGATAATGCTTCATCTATATCTACAGGAAATTCTTCATCAAGAATGGCTATGGTTGTATTAGATAATCTTTCAACAGATCTTGTTGATCCAGAAGATTCTAAAAGAGGATGAAGTATAGTAATTGTAGTATTTCGTTTGACTTTACGGTGACCAAAATCTTCAAAGGAAGTACCATCCACCTCATCTACAAATTCACCTTTTATTATCATTAATGTCTTACCTTTAGATCTTAAACTTCCTTTTGGAAGGTCTTCATCTTTCTCAAGTTTGAGAGACTCTTGAATCAAGTTTATTTCAATTGCCTGCAACATTTCTGTAATGCGTAGGACTAATAATTCCAATTCTCGTAAATCATTGTCTCTCAATTGTTTCATTTCTATATAAATGTCTATATCTTCACCTTCAAATTCGCCAGTTATTGGATGATAAGAGCCGAAAAGATTAACTGCCATTATTAGATCCGTCAAATTATCTCCAGAGGGTGGCGAACCAGCCAAGTCATCCAAAATTAGTCCCAATGCGATTTTGGCTGCCTTCAACCAATTAATTTTGGCTTCTGTGATCTGTAATGCAGTTCTTGGGTCCCCAACAGTAACTTCTTCGTCCGATCCAATTAAGCCTCCTTCTTTTTGCCAGTATGCTGAATTAGTTATCGCCGTCAATCCATCCTCAGATAGAATTACTGGTTTGAATACGGCCGATGTGTCTTCGCTCACAGTTTTATTGATGCATATAAAATTTACTGCTCCGAAAGATACTTTATCATCCACTTCATAAACTTTATTTCCGTCAGGTGGGCCAGCATACTGCTCGGTAGATATTGAATCCATCTTTTCACCTATCACCACTTCATCCGCAGTTTGTTTTCTTAAACCTAATAACAAAGACAGCATATCTATACCTCTTAAAAGTACAGAATTGTCTGGGCCTCCTCCTAAAAAACATACTCCGGCACAAAATTTTAAATCTTCTGGTGGTTTTTTTTCGCCTCCTGCACCCATCATTCTTTCTCTAAATTTAGCTATTCCTCCAACTCTTGGTTCTAAATATAAAGAATACATGCCGGTGGCCGGCAAACCATTAGCAAATAAATCTATTATTTCTTCAATATCTTTTGCGAAAGCCAGTACATCTTCTATTTTAGAATCGAGCCATTCTATAATAGGATCTAAAGTTTTTTTAGCAGATGCAACACTTGATTTTATCCCTTTTACTTCTGCTTCACATTTATTAAGTAGTGGACCCAGAGCAGGAATCAGTTGCTCTAAAGTTTTGCCAGTCCAGTTAGGTGCTTCTGGTAAAGCATTATCATCATAAGCATCTACTACCATACCTACTACACATGTTCCATCTTTAACTTGGTGGTACATATTTTCCCGTTGATCATCCGGCTCAAGCACTAGATCTTCCGCAGAGGCGCCTGACTGTACTGCATGGATCTTTGATCCAACTGCGGGAACTGCTTCATATATTAACTCACCTGCTTGAAATTCTTCTGCCCCACTTTCTAAATATTCAATCTCTAATGTTTGATTCATATATGGCAAAGGATTGCGGTTTACTTTTGTACCTATATGTTTCAGTTTTATTCTACTTTCTGTCATATCAACATCTACAGAATCCATAGCTTTAGCTGCATTCATTTCTATGACTTCATTGAGCCACTCTTTAGATTCTATTACTCTTTTTACACGAGCAAAAACTCCTTTATTATTTTTTAATATTCTATTGGTTTTCTCTGGATCTTGTTTTCTGAAAGTTCCGGATGTCTCATCTTGCATAATATAGAAACTCGGTCTATCGTCACCGGAAGCCGCATCTCTCTCCGCACCCACCCCTTCACTCACCCCACCTCTCTCTGTGGAAAACGTTCCTGCGCTGCCTTCTGTAATGGTTATTGCCGCGACTTTAGATACTAATAATCTATGAGTAACTGCAGCGGGTTCCCATAATTTTTTAATAGATTTTTCCAATTCGACCAAACCTGAAATATCTAAAATCTTATTAAAATTTCTTAAAACATTTGAAAACTTGTTGAAATCCGGCATGCCCATTATAAAAATAATGCCTCCGACTTTGGCTGAATCAGACATAATTGGTCTGCCTGATTTATAATAACTTGGATCTATTAAATCTGAAAATTTTGATATATCAACATTAGGAACATAATCTGCAAGACCACCGGCGGTGTCCTCTCCATCTGCAATTGCTTGTTTAAAAAACTTTGGTACGTCTCCCAAATCATCAAAAGATTTATCTATAGTTTGTAAAATCCCTCCGGGAGTTAATGCCGTCAAACCTGTGTACTTATTCACTTTTATATAAGCCTTGTTAATACGGCCGCTAATATTGCCAGACTCAAAACCTTTAAGCGAAGCTAGCGTTGACAGTGGAGTGTCACTCATTGCTGGCTGTTCAACATAATTTTGTTCACCTGAGATAGGATCTAAGGCTATTTTATCCGTGTCGCCAGCCGGTACCAATTTGCCTGGCCGGTATTCAGGAGGATCGGTGCCTGGCTTTAGAACTGGCGGCTGTCGAGCTGCAGGAACATAAACGTTCTGCCCAAAAAATAAAGCACCTGTCATAGGATTTCGTTCTACATTTGGTTCAACCGATCCGGCATGAACTTGGAGCATATAAAAGCCGAGGCCTCGTAAATCTTTTAATATTTTTAAGATTTCATCTAAGATTGCATCAATTGCCGCAAATATAGGATCTATAGTAGCAAACATTAAAGCTTTGTTTAGTTCATATATTTCTTTAATAAACGCTGAATTTGCTTTATGAAGTTCCAAAGCTTTTTTTGCCGCTTTAAAAAATGGTTTTAGGAAACCTAAATCACCTAATTGCGCGGATAGCCAAAGATCCGGATCTTCCTCAACTCCTACTCCTGTAGTTTCGAAAATAGGTCCTGTGCCGTCTCCCGTTTGGCCAACTTCAGAAAGTTCCAGCTGTATATCAGTTCCCGGAATTTTAATCGGTGTCACTGCCATTATTTTCTTTCCTTTTCATTTCAATTTCGTTAAATTTTTCTATATCTGATTTAACGGTTTTCAATAATAGATTTTCTAATTCCATTAATTTTTTAGTTTTTTCAGCCAATTTAGCTAATTGAGGATGAACTCCTATTTTATCTGGCTGCTGCCATTCGTCTTTTGCCATATTACCTATGCTAATAATGAATTTAAATTTATTTGTGAGGTTACCGTTTTTGGAAATGTCCCAGGTAACATAGGAAGTGCTTCGGCACCTGGAAGTATACCTCCTCCAGCCGTCGGACCGACAACTGGATGTTTATGCATTTGATATTCTGTAAAAAAATCATCTATAATTTTTTTTAAAGAAGCCACTTCATTTTTAATTGTTATTAAGCCGGCACCATCAATTGCTATTTTACCTTTCGCGGCATTCGATATAGTTATTTCTCCCATTGCACCGACGCTTTTGATTTTTATTTCTCCTGCAGGGGAATCTCCGAGAGATATTTCTCCAACTTTATTTTTCATTGTTATAGCACCAAGTGGAGTAGCCATTGTTATTCTAGCTGTTGCTGGATTTTTAGGAGTAATAGCAAAATATCCGGCTGAAGAAACTTTTGCACCTTTTTCAGAAGAAGAAGGAAGTCTATTTAATTGTAATAATAGACCGCCGGTGGACTCTGTTGCAGCAGATCTTAAATTAATAATTCCATTATTAACTACAATAGATTTACCAGCACCACTTCCCTTGTTTATCACATTCATTCCTTGAATAATTTCTTCACTACCATGAGTAATGTTTACCGTGCTACTTTGAGCAGATAAACCGTGCGCCCCCATGGTACTTTGTGTTATTTGTGAAGCTGTTAAAATTTTTGCACCGCCGACATTTTCTATGGAATCACCTTTTCTTTTAATTGATGTACCAGTGTTATTCTCCAATGGATTCATGGGGCCTCCATGAAGAGATGGCAAAGTACTGGCGATATCCGTTTCCAAGTACAAAGGCGTATTGAATTTAATAAATTCTTTAGCGTTAAATTCAATTTTTTGCGCAGTGATAAAAGCAATTCCATCTTTACAATATATTTCAACATTGCCTTGTTCTGATTCTAGATGCACATCACCAGGACCTTTAACTCGCAACCAATAATCTTCTTGTCCACCTGCAGTATTCACACATAATTCATATCCATACTTTACGGATGAATATTTGTATCCGCCAACTGTTTCATGAGTATTTTTTAAAACACAAGAATAATAATCTCGATTAGATTTATCAACCATAGTTCCTAGTGGGCCTATTTCTCTATAGGTTCCGGAACGATGCCACCAATGTAATCTTTCTGATGTAGGAGTATCATCAATTTCAATAACATGACCACTTTCTGAAACATGTACATGATTATACGGATACGCGGCATCATAAGGAGAAACTGGTTCTTGAAAACTAGCATTTCTCGTACCCTTGGCTTTAGGGTAAGGATCCATTCTTAAATCCGCTTTTGTTTGAACAATAGAAGTCCCAACAGTTTTAATTACCGAGAGACCGGATGGACCCATTGAAGTTAAAATTGTATCAATTTTTGTACTACCATCGGCTCGGCCTCTAGCTAATCTTGGAGTCGTTGGTTCGCCCAAAAATCTAAAAAGAGGATAATTATAAGAAAATTCATAATCTGGAACTTGTGCATCTTGTGAGTCTGTTTCTTCAACTAAAGTTCCTCGCTCTAATTTTCCCTCATCGTCTGTTTGACCCTCAACTAAAGTAGCTTTATCACTCCTTTCAACTATTTCAATTCCTCTTTTTTTATTCAATTTTACACTTAGAGGATGTTGTGGAACATCTGTAAACTTGGGTATATCCTTTACGATATCGCCAGTTACAGCATCTACTTGATAAAATTTTGGAGAATAATCTCTCGGATCATTAAAACCTTCATTGGGATTACCTGGTTTATCAGGTCTGCCGCCCAATGTGCCCAACATAACAGGATCATTAGCGGCTTCTCCATCTCTAAAAAATCCCATAATCCATGAGCCTTCAACAGGACCAGTTGGACTTGTTCCTACTCCTGTTTGAGAAGCAGAGGTAATGGGCATTAAAGGAAACGCCCATGGTAAATCATCTGTCTTTAACTCTCCTTTATCCTTGGTGTGCCAACCAAGCCATCTTACTTTGCATCTTCCCAGAAATAGAGGATCCATTCTATCTTCTACAACACCAACAGCCCAAACAAAGCCTTCTTTTCCCATAAAATCGGGTTCCATTTTATCCTTTATATAATATATTTCATTGGTTATTCTACTTATTTTTACTATTAATGTATGGTGTTACTCCGCGTGGTGGTGTAGTACGATCGACTGCCTCTGTTGTCCTTATCCCACCTTTGCCCTTTAAATCCGTCGGTTTGATTTGTGATTTATTAGAAACTTCCGGAGACACAAATGCGTTAGGAATGGCTTGAAGTCGAGCTGCAGTTTCTCCCACTTCACCCGGCTCCGCGTAGGATGAAATTTGAGATACATCTAAACTAGGTGGTGTATTTTGTAAACAATCTTTTCTAATTTGAATTTCTTGATAATATCTTTCATTCGTAAATACGTGACTTATTTTCGTCATAATATATTTACCACTCAAAAAAGGATCCTCATCTGTATTGGTAGATTCTCCTAAAAACACTTGTGATGGCATATGCCACCAAATAATATCTCCAACTCTTAAAGATGAATCGCCGGCTAATTTAAGAGTTATTTTTACATTATTAAGTTGTTGTAATTGAGAATCTCTTTTTTGAGTTCTCCATTCAAGGTTAGTTTCTTTAATGCCAGGCTCAGCGCCGCCGTCACCGTCAACAGCTTTTCTATTAGATTCTAGAAAAAATGAATGATTAAAATTTGTTCCCATCAATTTTATACGAGCACCTTCTCCTCCATCATCGTCAACCAAACAATCATGATTATATGAACAAAGTTTGCCGGTCCCGTCTCCAAGCGAAAGGGTATGATCTGCTAGTTTCTTCTTGGACTCATCTGGGCCACCCATAGTTTCTACTGAGTCAGATCCCCCTGCAAAGTTTAATGTTTCTACCACGAGATCTTCTTTTTTCTCAATATACTTATATCCTATAACATCATATCTCATTCGAACTATATCATGGGTTATTAATTTTGCAGCATACATTCCTTGTCTCATATTATCAATGACATCAAAAACACTATCAATAGTATATTCTTCTACATTATTAAATCCTATTCCTGGCCAACCCAACCCGGCAAATCTATCCTTTGGATCAATCGCAGAATCTATTTTTGCCACAAAATTTCGTTTAGGTGATCTTTTAAAACTCGTTTCTAAACTTTCAAATTTAAAATGAGTTAAAGTTTCATAAAACATATATAAAGCGCCATCTGCTGGTGGGGCGACGGACTGCTCATTATCCCCCTGTTCTTCTGGTTGATTTGCACTTGTCGCTTTTTCTGCCAAATCATCCATAATATCAAATGGAGATTTAAAAGGAAAACAAAAAGTATGCATATCGCTTGTTGGTTCAACTATAAGCCTTTTAGGTTCAGTTTTCATCTTATATGCGCTATAGAAAGTATTCATTGGTGCTGCGATAAAAGTTTCGTAGATATTCTTAACGATGTCTTCAATCTTTACATCATTATATCCTCTACTTATTTTCTTTTTTTCACTAATAATAGCTTCTATTGAAATACAATGGAGAACATATATTTTTAATCTTTCAGAAACATTAGATATAGGAGAAACAGAATATACTCTAAAACTCTTTTTAACAATATTATCGAGAGGATTATCTTCGTCCGCCGCATCAAACCCTCTGGTCTGTGCTACCAAATTAATAAATTCTTCACCTATAATTGGGATAGTTTCTCTAAATCCATAAGAATCTCTTATTGCAATATCACATAATAAATAAGGTTTAGAAATATCTTCATATACAGTTAATGTATCAATCATTGGTATTATATTAACTTTTGCATCTATATTTGGAGACAATATATCACATAATTGTATAATACCCATGAACGCTTGGGGAAGATCTTCTTCTATATTTTCTGCTTGGGGTTGGCCATGGCCAACTGGAGAAGGAGCTTGTGGAGGCTTTTGAGTGATATCAACTAGTTCATCTTCTGCAGTGTCACCTAGGTCGGGTCGTCCGGGCATTTTTATTACCTATATTGTTTGGTTTGTGCTTCTTTCAAAATATTTTCAACATATTGTCTATCAATTATTTTGATACGTCTATTCGCTTCATTTCTTTTATATTCTATATCATATTTGGTAATTCTTTTTTTCTCTGGATCTGTTAAAGCATTATATGCATCTTTATCAATTATAACTTCCATTAATTTAGTCGTATCAGTTTCTTCTTGTAATATTTGTCTATATTCATAAATTTGTTTTTTGGCTCGTTCAGTAGAACCGTATTTCCCTTTTATCATTTTTGTAAAATCTTGAGAACTCAGTGGCCAATCGAAATAAGGATTAAACATTTGATTAGTTAAAAATATTATCCAATCATATTTAACATGGCCATATACAAGAAAAGATGTGGTATCGGGCCTCTCATTATCTCCTATAGTATGTTCTTCAAAACTTATAGCATTTTCAATCACATTTCGTTTTATTAAATTTCGAATAAATATATCTCTGGCAGTAACTGTCTCGCCGTATTTATTCCCGGTTATATTATATTGAATTTTTGGTAAGAATGAAAAATATGACATTAATATCCCTGATCTACTAGTTCTCTGGTCATGACAACGATTTCTGTAAAAGAAACTGTTAATTTTACTTCAAATGGTTTTCCATCTCGAAAAAAGAATGGGACACCGGCGGCGGCATAATTGGCTATAACACTATTACAAACACTTCTTGCTATTTTAAATGGTGTTGCCTTACCACCGGATCTGTGACCGAATTCAATATCCCAAGTACTTGGAAAAGTAAAAAAGTTTGAACCAGCGCCTCTTAGACGCTCAGATCCGCCAACCGTAGGTGCTGCTGAGCCAGTGGCTTTACCACTGTTTCCAAAATTACCGGGATTGGCCAAGTTCGATATTGGAGCAGCATAACCGGGTAAAGTTGATCTTCTGAAAGCTTTTATAATATTTTCAATTGTTACCGATTCCTCCTTATTTTTTGCTATCATAGGAAATTCAAATACAAATTTTCTAAATTTTCCAGGCCCCTGATATAATAAAGACATTTTAGGATTAATTGCTAAATTTGCACCGCCCAGCCCTCTTTTTAATAAATCAGATTTTTTTATTGTTGACGTGATAGTATGTTCCACTACAGCCTCTCCCACTTGTCCATAGTTGACATCTTTCACCGCAGCAATGAAATCTTCATAAGTGCCTTTAGATTTAAAAAAATCAGCCGTTCCTGCAGTAATTTTTGCGGCTGCTTCTGTAAGAACTGTTCCTAATCCTTCTTGTTCCGCATATACTGCTTCTGCAGTTGAAATCATTGCCTGAGCTCCCATAGGAAGAACTATATTATATTCAGCACTAGTTGTATTTTGCGCGAAAAGTTGAGGATAAGATATAAACATTACCCAATGACTCTCATCGCCGTTTTGTAGATTATCAGGATATGTATAATTGCCTTGGTCGGCCACGCGATACTCCTTATAAATAGTTTAATATATCTAATTATTTATCAATATATTTATTATGGCATATAAGGGAAAATTTAAACCAAAACACCGCGATAAATATAAAGGAAATCCCACTAATATAATTTATAGAAGTTTATGGGAAAGACGTTTCATGGTTTATTGTGATTCTAATGCAAGCGTTGTTAAGTGGTCCAGTGAAGAAATATTTATACCATATAGATCACCATTTGATAGAAAAATACACAAATATTATCCTGATTTTTGGGTTAAAATAAAAAAACATGATGGGACCTTTGAAACATCAATTATTGAAGTTAAACCAAAATCACAAACAATTCCGCCTAAGCCTCGTTTGAATAAAAGGAAGAGTGGTAGATATTTATTGGAAATGAAAAGATATGGTGTTAATGAAGCTAAATGGAAAGCTGCTGTAACATATTGTGATTATAAAAATTGGAAATTTAAAATTATAACGGAAGATCAATTGCTCGCTAAATAATATATGGCACTACGAAAACTTTCACATATAGAAGATGATGCAGTTGAATGGCTTAGGGAGAAGTATGAAAAGCTCCGGCACTCATTAATAGTGGCAAGAGTTGGATCAATTAAAAATCCCTATAATATTATAAGTGAAGGTAATAGAGAAAAAGAGCTGAAATTAGGGAGAATGTATTTTTTTCATTATCAACCCAAAACGAGAATGAAATTACC